CTTTATCATCTGGACCTTGATCTAATGCCTGTCCTGGTACATTATAGTAACCATAAGAACTACCTGCAAAACCATCAGGATTCCATTTATACAATACTTCAGCTGGGTTGTCTGGATTATTTCCTTCTAATCTTTCAATATGGTATGCTGTATAAGGAATAACGTTATAAACACCAAATTTTTCTGCTATTTCTAACTTTAAGAAAAAATCACCGTATTTACACATCTGTCTAACCCACATCCATAGATTAAATTCAATATTTAAAACATCGTAAAATAAATTATAAAGTATTTTTTGAACATCTTCATTTGAACTTCTAATTTGAAGTACCTCACCCATATCATTTTTAAGTGTAGATTCATCAGCGATAATATCTAGAGCAGAAGCAATAATCGCATCTGTATCCATTACATCATATTCTGAGTATAGTGTAGTTCTTAAATATTGGAAATTTAAATTAAACTGAGCACCTAATAGTGATGTTGGGGCACTAGAATATACTTTGTTAAATCTGTCTACTAAAGCATTAGTTTCATATTCCCCACTTGACTGGATATGTCCTGAATCTATAGTTTTAACTTGATTTCCCCCAACATTTCGTACTACTACGTCTGTTGAAAATAATTTTCTTAGTCTTGAAAATACGCTTTTATCTGCCATATTAATGTATAATTATCGTTTATAAATATTGTTATAATAACCAACTTATATCCTCGTTGCCCTCAGGTGTGTTCATTTGGTAGGGATTTTTTATTTTCGTGTTACCTACGCCATAACTCGCCTGATAAGGAGTTCTGTTGACTGTCATATGATTTAATGTTTGTTTTTGTATATCAATACCTCTTTGTCTATATTTTAAAGCTGTATCTCTAATATACATAGCCATACCAAAAGACATGACTAAATCATCGTTATACCCTGTTTGAGCTTCTGGTCTCCCATTACGCCAAATAAAGGTTTTCATTTCTTCAATTAATCTTTTAGATTGTATAGTTACTCCTTTATCACTAATATATTCTTGAAATTTACCTATTATCATAGGTCTTGTTCTAGAAGACATAGTAAAACCAGCTACCATCTTTGAATGGTCTTGGAATTTATCAAAATAGGAATTTACATTGGTTCCTTCTGTCTTTTGTGAGTAGTATAAATTAGGATAATTTCTATCTATTACTACTTGTATTGACGCCCAGCCTATGTTAGCATTTTCTATTACTAATAATGCTTCATTATATTCAGTTGCTATACCAACTAATAAATGTCCAAATTCTTTGGTACCTAATTGTCCTTTGTATTCTGCTACTTGGACATTGTTAGTAACATCCATTACATGAAAGGCAGAATAATCTTTTCCATCACCTCTAGATACATCTGCTACTACTAAATAGTCTCTAGTATAATCTGCATTTTCCCATACCCATAAGTTTTTATCAACTCCTCTTCTTTCTAATGGTGGTTTTACAAATGATTTTTCATAATATTCTATATATTCATTATAAAATACAATATCACCAGAAGTACTAAAATCACAATCACATTCTTGAGCAGCCATTCTAGGGTCACCTAATAATTCATCTTGTACATCTCTCCACGCTTGATCTCTTTCAGGGTGTACATACCAAGGTAATTTAATGGGTAAAAATTGATTTTCCTTTGCTTCTGCTCTTGTCCATGTTTGGTGAAACCAATTACCTGTACCATAAGGTGTAGATAATGCTATACAACCACCACCTGTTGCTAGTGTTTGTTGAGCTGATGCCCAAATTTCTCCAATATTATCAATAAATGCGGCCTCATCAATTAATAGCAAAGATACTGCTTCAGATCTACCTGCATCACTTGATGCTGATGTAGCTTTAATTTGAGATCCATTTGATAATCGGAGGTTTAATTTATTATTCTCTGCGGCATCAATTTTAAGCCAGGAAGGTAAATTTTCATACATGAATTTTACCTTTGTAACCATGTTTTTAGCCGTTTCTTGTTTTGTCGCTATACAAAGTATATTTTTATCTTTATGAAATGTCATCATCCATAAAGAATAACCTGCTGACAAAGTAGATATACCTAGCTGTCTAGACTTTAAAATAATTGAATATGGGTTTTCTTGAAATAAGGTTAGTACCTTTTCTTGAAATGGGAATAGATTAAATTGTATGCGTCCACGTTGTGGGTGCTGTATATAACAGTATTTACGCATAAAATGCACCGGGTCCTGGGCACATTTTAAATATTCTTGACGTATTATTTTTTTTAAATCAGCCATATTATTTTGTCAATACTAAAATACCTAATGCAACTAATATACCAGCCCCAGACATTAATTTGGTTTTTACTTTTTGCTTTTTTAAATCCGTTTGGAGTTTTAAAGAAAGTTCCTGTGATAGGGCTATTTGGTTTGTTTTGGTATTTAACATACTTTCAAAATTTATAACTCTTTCATTTAATTTATTTATAACACTATCTTTAATAACAACTTTTTTTTCTAATAAGTCTATTTTTTTGCTGACTATTAGTAATTCATTTTTATTTCCATCTCCTTTTATTAAGTCTTAAATTACTAGACGAACTATTGGTTTTTTTAATTGAATCAAAGTACTGTCTATAACGTTCTGTGAAAAACTTTGTAAGCTCATCATCATTAAAGCTATCAACGGAATTAACTTTTTCATTTACTTTATATTTTAAAGTGACAATTTTTTTATCTTGTTGATATATTTCCTTGTCTAATTTTACTACTTGCTGATTTAATGTATCAATTTTAAATACTAAATTATCATTTATACTATGTAAAGAATCAACTTTAAATTCTAACTTTTCTATTTTAGTATTATAATCTACAACATAACTTTCATCTCCAATTAACACAAAATAAATTAATGCACTACTTAGAAGTAATATTATCCCATAAGTGATAAATCTTTCTTTAGACAGCATCTTTTTCTAATTGTGCAACTAATGATTCTAATTCTTTTTTCTTAGATGTTTTTTGTTTTAAATCATCTTTAATTTTTTCTTTTTCAACTCCATCTGCCTTGCTATATTTTCTAGCTAATGATTTCATATTAGTAGTAATATCTTTTAAAGCTTTAACAGCTATATCTAACTTTTTAAATTTACCTCTAGCCGCTTTAGCATTTTTTACAGCATCTTTTTCATCAGCATCTTCGTCTTCACCTAATTGTTTTTGTAGATCAACTGTTTTTTTAAGTTCTGCATTATATGATTGTTGGGATTTTACATCTTCTGGAGAAATTTTACTATCTTCATTTTCAGATAGAGCTTCAATAATATTTTCTTTAATGTACGATTTTAAATCAGATTTCTTCATTTTTATTAGGTTTTATTATAAATATGTTAAAGTCCTGTAATAGTTAATATTTGTTGAATACGTTCATCTGTAGATCCAGATATTTTATCTATTGATCCCGCTTTATGGCCATGTCTTTTAATTAATGTTGTAATAGTAAAATCAATTAAATCCCTATAATGTTCATCTGTTTCTCTAACCCCATTATCTTCAATTTCTAACCCATGAGGTGATATGTAAAATATATAATCATACTCTCTAATAAATTCATTAGCATATTCTTCAAATGCTGTTTTATCTTGATGAGGTATTGAATTTGCATTTAAAGTAAATGCCATAACATCTAATACTGTTCTATCTGTAATAATATTATCGTGCATTAATTCACCACAACGTTCAGCTAAAAACACAGTTTGTCCTTTTAAAGTTGAATCAGTATTCAATGGAATACCTAAGGACATTAAATGTTGACTACGCTCTGTTGCAAAGTTATAATCTTTAAATTGCTCTAATTCTTTTAAAGCATTTACTAATGTAGTTTTACCTACACTCATTGTACCACATAAACCTATTTTCATATTTTAATTTCTATGATTTTGACCTTTAGGTGCTGGTTGTTTATACCAAGGCAACCCCGTTTGATTTCTAATTGCTTCTTTATGATCTTCCTGAGAATAAGGTATTCCATATAAATAATATTCCCTCTTTTTTTCATTACCCTCAGGTATTAAAGCTGGCCCTTCCCAGTTGTGTAACTTACCATCCCAAAGGTAAGCTATAGTCCCATCTGCTTTTGTTAATTTTTGACTTTTAGGCCAATCTGTTTCTTTATTTTTCATATGCTATAATATACGTAATATTTATTGGTTTTCCAAAATATCTTCAGCAACTAGTGTACCATGAGCTCCTGATACTGAAATACCTCTTGCAGAAAGGGCATCCCCTACAAAGTGAACATTTGGGTATTTAGTTAATGATAGATTATTATAGTTAACTAATGGTTCAGGGGCTAAATATTTAACTTCAGGCACATATATTCCCCAATCATCGTTTAATGTTGGAAATATTTTTTTCATATCATTAATAAAATCAAACACATATGGAAAATAGGGTTGCATTGCTTTAGAAATTTCATGCAATCTGTCTACTTTAGTAGCTGATACTTCTATGCCTTCTGATGTAGTTGATTGTTCTCTAGTTGGGCTATAAAATAACCCTGTACCATTTGATTGTAATTTTTGAACTACTTTTCTAGCCCACTTAAATGGTTCCTTAATACCTTTAATTTCCATTAATATGCCAAAATTAGTCATATCATTTCTATGTTCTTCACCTTTTTTAGCATGTCCATTATAACTGTGATTTCCATATGTTTCTTCAACTGCTACGTATGCTGCATTATTATTTGTACAAAATGATCTTAAACTAATCTTATCATCTTTTCTATACAATTTAAAATCATATGCTATATCAATTAATTTTTGAAAATGTTTCTGTGGTGCTTCAAATCTAACACCAATTTGTGCTGGTTTTTCTTCAGTTGGTAAATTATACTTTTCCATTATATCTGAAGTAAAGTCAATCCCTGATTTACCTACACCAAATATTAATGTATCATAAGACATAGTATAACAGTTAGTAGATACTTCTTTTTTATCGAAATCTATATCACTGATTTTTTCTTCCCATCTAAAATTAACACCTTTACTAACTAAATAATCATACCAACTTTTACCTATTTCATGTAAATAATCAGTACCAATGTGCCATACAGGAAATAACCTTAAACCAAAATAGGGTTTAATAAAATCAGGTTCTTCTGTTGGGTTGGATAATATAATTTGCTCTGGGTGTGGGTGAAATCTAGTAAAATTATCAACAACTTGTTTCATTAACTCCATTGCTTTGTCTTCACCTACATATTTAGATAGTTGACCTCCAATTTGTGTTGAATAAGTTAATTTACCATCAGACCAACCACCAGCTCCTAAATAACCTGTCATTACTTCTTCGTATGGTCTTTTATATGGATCTTTACCCATATCAATAATAGTTATTTTTCCATCAAAATTGTTATCTACTAATTTTGTAGCAGCGTTTACACCTGCTACACCCGCTCCAATTATTACTATGTTTTTACCCATGTGTATTTATTTATATGCGTCAATATACGAAAAAAAAATGTGACCTCCAAATGGAGGCCACAGATCTCTTAATTTAATTTAATCGCCAGGCTATGAATCTGACTATATGTTTTATTTTTAGCTGGCTCTTAATATACTAACTGTAGTTGCTGTTGCTAAAGTAACATCAAAGCTTGCTGAATCTCCTGCTAATACAACAACATTACCTGATACTGATACTCCTGTATTACCTACTAATGCTATAGCGTTAGCTCCTGATAAGTTTATGATGTATAATTTATACATTTCATATAATTCATGAGATGCCGTTCCTGATGTTCCTCCAAATAACCCATCAATTAATACCGTTGCATTTGCACAAGTAAAATTAATAGCTGAAGCTGGAGTACTTACAATAATTTGCTTTTTAATTACAGCTGGTGTAACTGAAAAAGCTATATTAGATGTTTCGTGTACTGGTTGAAAGTTTATTGGTGTATCAATGTTTTGATAACTATATACTATATCATTTACTTTTGCTTTTTGTGCGTTCCAGATAAATCTTTCTCCACCACTAAATGTTTTTGATGTTGTTGAAGATAATCCTGCTACATTATATTCTTGTCCTCTTGTTCCTGCCATGGCTATGTTTTTTATTTAAATTTAATTATAATCTGATTAATGATCCTGTTGTTGCTGAACCTATGTAAACACGGAATCTAGCTGTTGTAGTTGCTGCAATTGTCATTACTCCAACTTCTGCTAAACCTCCTGCTGTTGATGTTACTGTAATAACAAATGCAGATAAGTTAGTATAAGAAAATTCAAAATACTCTCCTACTACTAGTCCTGTAGCTGCAATAATTGCTGCTACTGTAGGCATTGCTACACTAATAATACCTGCTGGTGTTTGGCCTAAGTGAGCGTGATATGCTACATTATTAGCTTCTGCCCCATTAAATAAATTAGCTGCTGATATAGCAAGTGCTCCTGGTATTAAACCTTGTTGGTTACCACCAAAACTAGTTGGTTCAACTCTATTTACCCAAGACCATAAAAATCTGTCTGCTTGTAATTTTGTATTATCCCAATATCTGTGTCCTGGTAACTGACGTAATTGAGCAGCCATTTGTGCAGGGGATAGTAAGTTTGAATATGTCATAATTTTTTTCTTTTTTTATTTTATTATAATACGTAAATATCAACAGTAGTTGCACTCAATCTTCTCATTCTTAGTCTAATACTTTGACTTTGTACTAATCCACGTTCTCCATAAAAGTTTACACCTGTTCCTGCTTGCAATATTAATGTATTTGCTGCACTTAAATTTGAGATAACAGTATCAAATGAATCACTATCTTTAGTAAGTCCTAAATTTGAGATATAATTTGCTGCTGTATCTGTTGTTAATGTTCTTTGTGTTGAGTTAGCGCATGAAGCATATTCTGCTAACCATACTGCTGCCCCTATTACACCATCCGCATCTGGGATAGTAAATGGGACCATTGATTGTTTTGGAAAATATTTAGATACATAACTATCTACGAAATTTTTAGCATCAAGTGTTCTTGCATTCCAATATTGGTGTCCTGGTCTTCTTACTAAGAAACTTAACCAAGAGTTTGCTGATTTGTGTGGCATAATGTTTGCTGTCTTTTTTTAATTATTAAAAAGCTGGTATTTCACCGACTTATTCTTTTTGTTTATTATAAATATATAATTCTTTGTGAAAATTAACAATTGCAACAGGAACAGTCACAAGACTTTTCACAGTTGCATATTTTACAATTACATTCCATAGTCTGATAAATTTATTTTAAGTTCTTTAAGACGTCCTATCATTTTATCTAAATATTCATTTCCATCTTCAACACCCAATTCTTTAGCATCCATATCTTTCATAACCATATTAATTATATTACCAACACCAATTTCTTTACCATCAAACATACGACCCTCAGCTAGTTCTGGGTGGAATTTAATGTAATCTTCATTTGCATCGTCTTTTATTGACACACCGTCTACTTCAACTTCTGCAGGATAAACTTTTACGTCATCTCCATACCAATAAT